AATTCAAATGACCAAAAAGGCTCAATATCTAAAATCTTATCAGGCGGAACTGTAATCACAGAAGTATCAGCATAATTATAGGTAATCTGAAATTTCCCATTCTTCATGACAACATGAGATTCCTGAAAATCTAAATCATAGTCATCGCCCATAATACTTAGGACACCCAGAAAATTACTTAAATCGTAGATAGCGAAATCACGAGGAAAGGTTTCATCAATTTCTGCACGAGCATAGACCACTCGACTATCGGTCATCGTTGTCAAAACATTTCCAGCACGCACATATAAGTTTTGATTAATGGTGCTGAAATTCTTAATAATTGAAAGGGTATTACCACTCAGTTTCATATTTAATCTCCATAAAATAAAAGACCATCATACAAGATGGTCGTATCACTGTCAAGGTTATTGCTTCACATAACTTCCATCTGAATTGACCAGATAGGCTTCAAAACAAATAGACGGATGTTGATGGGCCAGTTCTTTAAACATTTTAATAATAACTGGCGAATCATCGAACAGACGAACTTTAGTATATTGTTCTTGCTTAAGATATTTCGAAATAATAAATCGTTTATTCTTCGCTGCACCACCAAATTTCAAATTACCCGCACGTTCGACATAGACACTATCAATATCGAATTCATACTTTCGGAATGTATTCAAGAACATATCTTTATCATCAAAATCACTCCGAGCCGTCAAGATAATCATTTTATTATCAGGATATTGCTTCACATACTTCAAAATATTCTTCGCTTTTTGAAGCGTCCTGCGAATCGGGCGCGATGTTTCATAAAAATGGCGAGCACTGGTAAATTCAGAGAAATCAAATTCTTCACCAATTTTCAATCGATAATTATTGAATTCTTTGTTTGTCAATCGTTTAAGAATTTGATTATTACTTTTCACCACAATTTTTGCGGTTGTGTGGAACAAGGTTTCGTCCATGTCCCAAATCGTAAGTGTCGTATGCATTCTACGACTTGACGAATTTCGCTTTCTTGGCATTTTTCTTCTTCTCACCCTTTAATTGACTAATGACATCTTTACGAATCTTTTGATATTTCTTCGACAAACGATTCGTGACTTCTTCTGCCGTCATCCAAATGTCTTTATTGTCAATGATACCATTAATTTCATCATCTGTCAAAAAGTCTTTATATGTTTCTTTAAATAAATGCTCTGACCATTTTCTACCATGGATCACTTGTTCGAACATTTCCCCACCCTTGCCATAAGTTCCGCCAGAATAATTATGAAACATAAACATGGAGTGGTCACAAATATGCATTTCTGTACCCGCTAAAAATAGGAGGGTCGCTGCGCTAAAACACATTCCTTCTACTGAAGTAATAATACTTGCTTTCGTTTCACTCATGACTTTCAAAAATTGAATCGCGGTAAACATATCTCCTCCATAACTATTAATATGGAGAAAAATATGATCTTGCTCTGACGCTGAAGAAATGATTTGAAACCACTCAATATAATTATCCGGAGATTTGATATCGCCTGACAAATAGAAATGATAGGTTTTACTATTAAAATTTTGAAAATACTGGGAAGAAGAAGAACTTTCACAGGTGACATCTTCAGCTTTAATCGTTTTGTGTTCGGTCATAAAACCTCGTAACGGCTAAAATTTTTTCAATTTGCTTATCTATAACAGCCAAGCGATTTGGCCAATGAATGTATTCCTTTTCAGGATTTTTCTTTAAATTATATAATAATGGCAAAATAAGGTCTTCAGCCTGCTTCAATTTTTCAGCCACATCCTGTTCTATCAAATTGCGATGCTCTTGCAATAATGTGCTATTATCTAATGATAATAGTCGATTTTCAATTTCGTATAACTTTTGTAGGACTTCATCCGATGTCTGTGGAGCCGAGACTTGAGGGGTCTCTGTGGCTGTTAATGGCTCATCAACAGCAGTAAATCCAAAATCAAAATTACTTAGATCCACGTTGTCGTGCCTCCCGATATTTAGTTTTGGCGAATCGCAGAAGATGCTGGCGTAAATTTGGTTCGTCAATACTTTTCTTGATATATTTCATGAAATCTTTAAAAGCGATTTCTAATTTTAATGGTCCTGCATAATCAGTAAAACGCTTACCAATCATCAAATCAAATTCATGAAGAATGGTTCGAGCCTCGATACCTCCAAACATTTCAATCACAAATTCTCCCTGTTCATTTTGATAGGACACTGTAATCTCCTTTGACCGTGATAAAGGTACCCAGAATCCCGGCAGACTAATACAGCCTTCACTCATAACCACTTCATCTTTAGATTTATGCGAAATACGAGGATTAAAAAAACACTTCTTTTGACCATTAAAGGACAACACAAACACACGATAGGGTAAACCGACTTGCGGGGCCGATAATCCTAACCCACCCCATTTTTCAAGATGAGCAAAAAGATTCTCTACCAATTCTTTCGGATCAATATCAGGCGTCTCGAAATTGAATTGTAATGGCAGCGTTCGAAGTGATGGATGAAGAAATTCGACTAATTGTAATTCCATAATTAAATCCTATTAAGTTATTTATACCATAACACTATAATTATTCTTTTTTTCAAATTTAATTTGTGTATCAAATTTATCAAACAATTGATCGCCTTTATGACTAATAACAAAGACGTGTGTATCGGTATCAATGGTATTTAATAAATGCATGACAAATTCTGTGCCAGTTGTATCTAATGAACTATCGAATACTTCATCAAGAATCAAAAGATTGGTATTCGTACTATTCTTAATCTTAGCAATCGCTCGCCATGTGAAAAGTAAGGCCAAATCGATTCGCTGTTTTTCCCCTTCACTAAAACTCGCATAACTAAATTCATCACGATACCGAGATTTAATCGATTCGTTGAATTCTTCATCAAGAGTAAACTGCACAAAGAAATCCATTGCAGTCAAATACTTATTAATATACTTATTAATGGCATCCAAATATTGACGAATGATAATTGTTTTAATACCATTATCTTTTAATAATCTGGAAGCCGCATCCATATAGTATTTGTCTTGTGTCAGACGATCTTTTTCTTTTTCTTCCTCGACACCATCATTGACTAAAAGTTCTAATTTCGATTTTTCCTTTTCAATATCCGACGAATCCATGAGGATATTTTCTAATTCAGTCTTCAGCGTTCCAGCAAATCGAGAATCTACAAGTATCACGTTCATTCGTTCACGAATTCGTTGTTCAACTTCTGATAGTTTCGATTCTATGGCTTGTTGGTCTTGTCTTTTACGAGACAATTCAACAAGTTTATCGTTAATTTTCTGTAACGACGATTCCAGCTTGGTCTTATCTTGAAGTTTTTCATTCAGCATCTCTGCAATAAAATTTTTATCCAAATGCTGCTGACAGGTTGGGCATAATTCCGTATTCTGATAAAAGCGAATTTCTTTCTCTAATTTAACCGTATCAGCGTGATAATTCCGCCGATATTCTTCGACCGACATAATATTCTGTGACAGATTCCCAAATACCGATAACTCATTCTGTAATTGGTCTTTTTGGGGAATCAATAATTCATCAAGCACTTTTTTATTGGCTTCAATCTTTTCGATTGTTTGCTGAATCTGTTGTTCTAATTCTTCTGTTCGCTTTTCTTTATTGTTTTTTAGCGTCACCAAATAGTTCATCTGTATTTCGGACTTTTGGCGAATCAACTGAAGCCGAGATTCACTTTGGGTAATGCTCTCCTTCAGCGTAGTGAGATTCTCTTTCAACACCGTATTCATCGTCGTGAAGATTTGAATATCTAAAATATCTTCAATAATTTCACGTCGAGTGACAGCAGGTAATTGCATGAAAGGCGTGAATGAGGCTGACCCCAAAATAACAATTTGAATAAACGATTTATAATTCAACTTTAAAATGGTTTGTTCAAGATATTTTTGATAATCCTTACTGGCCGCATCTTGATCGATTAATTCTCCTTGCTGGTAAATTTCAAAGATATTCGGATTCGTTCCACGAATAATCTTATATTGTTTCGTCCCAATATTAAATTCAATTTCCACCACCATATCTTTTTTATTAATCGCATTGATAAGTTGTGGTTTATTTATTTTTCGATAGGGTTTACCGAACAGACCAAAACAAATAGCATCGAGGAGAGTGCTTTTTCCACTCCCATTTTCTCCGACAATTAATGTCGTTTGTTTTTTATTTAAGACGACTTCGGTGAACGCATTACCGGTCGAAAGAAAATTCTTCCAACGAATAGTTTGAAAAGTAATCATGGAGTATAATTCTGTGCCTCAACATAAAGAGATTGAAACAACTTTTTCAAACGAACTTTATCTAAATTCGTTTCAATCGAATCAATATACGTTGTCAATATCGACATCGTATCTTCCACGTTGATATCTTCTTCAATCGTGCCCTCATCGAGTTGTTTCATATCTTCAATCACACGAATTTCAATAGGATTTTGTAAATACATTCGTTCTAGCCATCGTTCAAAGGCTTGATGGTCTGTTTTTTTCACAACAATAATTTTAATACAGGTGCTCTTAGCATCATCCAAATACACATCATAATTCACGTCTGATGTATCATCATAAAAAATCTTATGAAACATCTTTCGTGTATTCGGAATAAATGTCAATTCATTCGAATAAGTATCGTAAATATGGAATCCTCGAAGATCGTCATAATCTGACCATGTAATCTCATAAGGATTTCCTAGATACACAATATTATCTTTCGTATTTCGATGATGGAAATGTCCGGAACACACGAGATCAAACTTTTTGAATGGAGTAATATCATCTCCATGATCATTAATTTGTCCTTTGAACATTTGAAATCCTTCCAATTCAAGGTGCCCAAAACACACATGTGCATCGGTCGTATCAAGCAATTTCATAGATTCTTCATGATTGGCCTGACAAATCCATGGAAGGAGAAGAATCTTACGTTTCCCAAGAACAATATGTGTCGGTGAGGAATGAATTTCAATATTTGGATATTCTTGAAGAAGGAGTTCAACGGAATTGACATCATTGGTATTCTTATAAAAGGTATCATGGTTTCCAATAAGAATAATGACATCAATTCCTTCGTTCAAGGCTGTTTGAAAAAAATATTCTTTACAACGTTTCAGGGTAACGAAATTCACAAACTTTCTGCGATCAAATACATCTCCTAAATGAACAATCGTTTTAATCCCCTGTTCTTTTAACGACGGGAAAAAAATATCTCGATAGAACGAGGAAAAGAATTCATCAAACTGAATAGAGTCAGAGCGAGCACCAAAATGCGTGTCGGTAACAAGAGCCACTTTCATGTTGGTTATTCCACATGACGAACGACAATGGTTTCGCCACACATCATATAATACTGACCGTCTCCTAAATCACTCTTTTCAAGAAAAATACAATCAGGATTTTGAATCGTCACCTTCTTAATATTTTCTCGGGATTGGACCAAATCTTTCCATCCAATATGAACGGTGACAATAATCATTATCATAGTTAAGATAGGCCAAAACCAGTTTGTCATAAATCGTGAAATTTCTGTCATAATATTTGAAAGCATAGTTTCTCCTTTACCAGAAAGTATTACACAACACCATTTGGAATGTCAAGGTTATTTTTGACAGCTTTCTTTTTATTCAGATATTTTGGTCGGCGTTTATAATTTGACTTTTCAATAAATTCAATATCTTCTGCCTGTTCCACTTGCTTCTTCAAATAATTAATAAATTCATTGACATATTCGGTTTCATCTTGTTCTTGTTTAATAATCTCATGAATATTCAAATTTTTGATATATCGATTTTTAGTATCTTGATGTTTCTTTTCTCGAATAATCCGACGAACAAACGCATAATAACTAATTTGAGTAAAATAGGCAAAGGGATTGCTTGATTTGGTGGGATCGAAATTATCAATATACGTAATACAATTTTCAATGGCATCTAAAATCATTTCATCACGATAGGTATAATTGATAAAATTTGATTTATAGGCTAAATGATTTGCAATCTTCACAAAACATTCGCCAATATAATTTGGAACTAACGGCTTTTCTTCATTTTTGGTCAACGCCGTCTGCACGTCTGCATGATAGACTTTTAAGGCTTGATAAAATTCTGCATTATCAACATAATGCTGTGTATTTTTTAAATCACTTTTTTTCATAGTTTCGCTCACTTTTCGCTTGACAAGGGTGTTTTAATGGATTATGATTTGGATGTCGGTTTTGAATTCATATCCATTTGATTTATTTCTTGTCGTAAACATTCACATTCTCTTTCAATTCTTGTATGCAATTCTTCTTCGATGTCATCCATTCGTCGTTCAACGGAGCGAACGTATGAAGCGACTTTAAATCCCACGTAGGCACTTGCTGCCATCAGTATTAAGTATATCATAAAAAATTCTCCTAGAAATAATTCCATATTAATTAATATCCTTTTTTTTCAACTTCGGCTGTTCCTCGTCCGAATCAAAATATTCATCATCCAATTCAGAAATTTGCTGGCTGTGTTCGACCGCATCTTGCATCTGTTCTTTAAAATCTTTTTGTTCTTGAATATATAATACGTAATTACGAATGACTCGCAAGGAAGCCAAGCCAATCGTTAATACGTTTTCCATTTTAATAATAAACGAATCATCGTCACACAGCGGCATCCATGGTTTGAGAATAAACGATTCGCTGATTGTTTCGGTAAGTTTGGTTGTTTTGGAAAGAAGTTGGACCGGATTATAGACCGTGACGAAATCTTTTTCGAGAACGGATTCAAAGGCTTCATCAACCATACACACAATTACATCACCATTGACCAATCGCATCACTTTACACAAACCTAATTTCATATAATCACCTTGTTATTAATGTTGTTACTGTATTAAATTCAAACCCTTCGTCTTGATAAATTTTAATTCGTTCATATAAATGACGAAGAGTATAATTTTTATGACGCTTCCATGATAAATTATCACCAATATCAAAAAGCCGACATTCTAATTTTGCATTCCCTTTTCGTAATCCTCGTCCAATGGATTGAAGATTTCGAATACGCGATTTTGATGGTGAAGCAAAAATAATATTATGTAAGTTACGAATATTTATACCGGTAGAAAACGTGCCATATGATGCTACAATAATGGCATCATGTTCTTGTTCGGTTAGTTCGCGCACTCGTTCTCGCTGGTCAGTATCCGTTCCACCAAAGACATAAAACACATGACGAGTGGAACTGGCTTCTGCACGAATCATCTCATGTAAAATGTGACCATGCTTTTCGACAAATTGAAATAGAATAAGCGTATTACCTGTTTGACGTAATGCTAATTGTGTAATAAGTTTATTTCGTCCTTCATGTCGCACCAAAAAGTCAATTTCTTCTTGATATGTGTTTTCAACCATACTTTCACATATTTGTGGTGGATATTGAAGAACAATACAGGTAATTTTTAATTTGGCTAAATCATCTGAGTCCATCAGTTGACGAGTCGTGGTGACTTGCTGAACCGTGCCAAATAATCCTTCTAATACAAGTTTATGCGTTTTGGTGCCATCTAACGTGCCGGTCATTCCAATACGATATTGAATATGAGGACATTTATTTAAAATAGTGATTAATGACCGTGATTTAAATAAATGAGCCTCATCACCGTAAATCACATCAAACTGTTCAAAAAACGATTTAGGCATTTTGTAAATCGATTGCCATGTGCTAATCACTACAGGTTGAAGAGTGGTCTTATCGTGACCGGCATAGATTCGTGTACAATGATCAGCAACATTCCAATTATTCTTCGATGAATAATCAGCAAAATCAGTATACAATTGTTCGACTAATGATGTCGTCGGAACAATAATTAATTGTTTACGCTGCTTTCGTTCGTGAAAACGAACGAGACCATACATGATTAATGATTTACCGGATGCCGTGGGTGACAGCAGTAGTGTGCGACCCCGACGTAATGTTTGATGAATGGCGTGAATTTGATAGTCTTTAAATGCAATAGGAGTATTATTGACATGTGGCTGCAAGAGTGTCGTAAACTCCTGAATTTTTTCAAGACTAATGTCATATCCAATTGATGCAATATCAACGTGAATAGTATAATTATGATTCTTGGCAAATTCACGAACATAAGGAAGAAGCCCAACATAAATTTCTTTTGTCCATGCATTAAATAATCGGGCTTTTCCATCCCATCTGCGTGCGCGGAACGCGGGCATATATTTTGCGCCCGGAACATCGAACGTAAAAAAGTCAGTGAGTTCTTGGGCGATACCAGATTCACACTCAATATTTAAATATATTTCGTTGGTCTTGGTAACGCAAATATCCATCAATTGCTGCCATGAGTAAATTTATAATAATCGACAGCCGTTTTAATATCCCATGTTCGACTATTAATTGATTTAATAATTTGTTCGAGTTGATACAACATTGTTTTCATATATTCAACACGATCCATCGCCGTGATGATATCCGCGTCTGAGATTAAGACTTCTTCCATTTCATTGCGAAGAGGTTTGGGTCCAAGATATTGTGGCCAATTTAATTGAGCCAATTCTTCTTTAGACATCTCACCACGGTAATACCGAAGTTTTTGTCCTCTCAGACGATAGTATTGTGATTCATATTTTCGTAATTGAAGGCGAGTATTTGAAAGATATCGAAGGTATTTTGAATGTAATACAGGCACGCGAACGGCTTCTTTGCCCAAATTTGATTCATTAATTTCTGAATCTTTTTCCCATACATCTTGTAGTTCTTCAATTTTCATACACAAGCTCCATAATGAAATATATTATAGTACAATACAACCTATAGTGTCAAGTTATAATTGTGTATCAAACGTATAGTATAAGAATTTAAATGTGACCGTTCCAATTAAGTAGTCGGTAGAATTGCTTGATGAGGTGAAATTTAATGATTGTAATGAATACGGGAAAATGTCATAAAAATTTACACCCATCACAGGAACATTATCAGAATTTAAAATTAATAATTTTGCGTCTGAATAATCACTTTGATCGGTTTTCACTGAGGCTTCACCATATTTATTTTTACGATGTGTTTGCCATGCTGCATATTGTTCATAGTCATTGGGCGAACCAAGAGCCGTTAACCATTGATATAGTTCAATATAATTAATCATGTTTTCTTGAATGATAAACTGTAAATATAAATCGTTGTATGTGAGTTTTTCACCCGGAAGAAAGCGATCAATGAATGGTGTATCTTGCTGTGCGATACCTAATGAAACGGTAGGAATATTCGCCTGTTGACAAAAATAAGATACATTTGGCAAGATATCAATCTTGAACAAAAATCCATTATGACGTAAAAAATTGTAATCTGAAGGAACGTTAGAATTTGGTATCGCCATATACTTATTTATACTCAAATAAAAAAGGGGGAGCGTTTAGGCTCCCCCCTCTTTGGTTGGTTGTAACCAAATTTACATCAAGTTGACAACCTTGACACGACGGTAGTACTGGTTGCGGTTTGCTGTGAAGGTATCCGCATCCGTTGCACCGCCATCCGTTGTGGTAACGAATGGATTTGCAATCATTCCGTAACGTGTCTTGAAGCCGACCTTTGGCTGGAAGGTGTTAGGATCGATTGCACGAACCATCTGGAGAGGCACGTATGGGCAGTAGAAAATACCTGCGTCATATGCGTTGGTTCCCTTGTAGCCGACTACGTAGAACTGTGAAGCCGCGCCAGTGTTAGCTGAATACGGATCAACATAGACCTTGTAACGACCATTTAACACGCCAGCGAAGGTGTTGCCCGTGTCATCAACATTCAAGTTGGTTGACAATGCTGGTGTATAATCAAGAACGCCTGACATTGCGAGAGCACTTGCAACATCTGACGAGCAGATGATGAAGTTACCCTTGCCACGACGTGTCTGCTGCGCGATAACGTTAGCATCGCGTTCGATATTGAACAACAGACCCTTGAAGCGTTCTACTGACCAACGACCGTTTGAATCTACGTCAAGGTCGAATGTACCGGGAACAGCCGTTGACGCTGCACCAGTCTTAGCAACCTTATAAATCGTACGAATGACTTCACGGTTGATTTCTGCCAAGATTTCCTGTGACAGAATGTTGGTTAATTCTGATTCAGCATCAAGACCGTGAATTGCCTTCAAGTCCTGAGCTAATTCAACCGTGTATTCAGCCTTTAATGCTCGTGTCTTAGCTGTAACGGTTGTCTTTTCGATTGAGAAAGCCATCTGATTGAATGGCGTATCATCGTTGCCGAGCTTTTCTGCATCCGCTGTATCAAATCCAATACCCGTGGTATATGAACCATCAACAGGGTTTGAACCGGCGTGTGTACCTGTGCCAGCGAAATCAGTATCGGCTTCGTTGAAGAGTGCTTCATCGCCGTCCTGAGCATCGTAGCGTGACTTCATCGCGAAAATCAAACCCGTTGGGCCTGACATAGGCTGAACACCAGCCACGTCATACGCCATCAAGTTTGGTAATGCACGACGGACAAGCGAGATCAAGATAGGATCATACTTGTCAATATAACCGCCTGAAATGTTGTTGACAGCGGGGTCAGATTCAAACAACGCGGTCTTTTCTTCGCGAAGAGCGCGTGCCTGATTTTCTAAAATGACCGCAGTAACGGCGCGACGATATGGGTCTTTAATTTCTCCCAATCCTTCATGATTAAGGACTGGTTCCCACTTCTTTTCTAACTGTTCTGAAAGAAACATGTAAGTATCTCCTTGAAAAAGGTAATGGCTAACTGTATTAATTATTTATAATAATTACTTTTTTGACGCAATCTTACTTAAGGTTGCAACAATTGCATCCATTTCCGAATTTGACTGACGGTCAATTGAATGAGTACTTTCGTCTTCAATGTTTCCACCTGAAAGCACCGTTACATCCTTACGGAAGTAGTTTTCCTTAATTACATTCAACTTTTCGGTATAGAGGTCTGCATTCTCAAATGCTACATCAGTTACGAGAGACTTAAACTTTTCTGATTCAGTTTTTGCTAAACCTTCAGAGACCGCACTAAAAATCTGGTCTTTGCGAAGTTCAACATTCTCGCTGTGCAGTTCTACATTTGCAGCCATCAACTTGTCCTGCTGTGCCTTTAATTCGTCAATTTCTGACTGTAAAGCACTGAGAACATCATATTTGTCCTCTGGCACTTCAATATAGTGTTCAGCGAACAAATTCTTTAAACCTTCGATGAAACTGGTAGCAATTTCATTACGAAGATGTTCTTCAACGACAATCTTGTTTTCGTTGATCCATGATTCCGCTACATAGTTGACAAACGCATCAACTTGGTCGGTTAATTCATTCTTATATTCTGCGATTTCAGCTTCAGCTTCTTCCGCAATCTGTTCTACAGCACCTTCAACAATACTGTTCACACGTGCTGTAACAACCGCTTCAAACAATGAAGTAGCCTTGGTCTTGAATTCTTCTGACAACGTTTCATCACCGAAGACGGCTAACAAATCATTCTTGAATTCATCTGAGAAATCCTGTGTATCATCTGAATCATCAATCAAGGTGTCGTCATTAGCATCGGTATCTTCCTGTACACGAACGCCTTCTGAACTTGACTGATTGACAACTGATGCAGGATCGGCTACGGTAGTATAGTTCGGTGCAGCACCTACCTTACCCATATGCTTCATTAAATCGTCTTTTTTAACTTTCTTTGAGGCTGTGGCACCCTGATTTTCTTCAGCGTTGCCGTCGCGACTATCATAGGTGACTGTGGCTGAACTGCCCTGACGTGGTTGAGTCTGATCGCCAGAAGTTGATGACTTTGCAGACTTGGTAGTATCTTTCTTAACATTACCTGCGCCCATAACACCGGCTGCGGGAACTTCGACTGAGCTTCCCTGACGTGGTGCTGTCTGATCACCAGTAGTGGCTTCCGTCACTGTGCCTGATGTCAATTTGCCTTCAAGTAATTCTTTGATTTTCTTTTCTACACTCATTATTGTTCTCCTGAAGAATCAGAATGATTTATACAGATATTTATATTTATAATATCTTAACGTTGACTAATTTCATGCAAGAAGCGACTAAATACACGGAATTTCGCTTCTTCCAGATCCTTTTTTGACGTTGAACGAATGGTTTTCTGAGCTTTCTGTAACGATTGCTCAGTCCATATACCATTAACTAACACCCATTCTTTATTTTCCATAATTCCACTCACAAACGCATCAGGAGCCGAAGGGTCAGCTACAATGTCCGCTGCGGTCGAAAGGAAAAAATCGTCTTGGACTTCATTAATACCATTGTCCATTTCTTTTAAGGTACCCAATCCACGCGACGAAACGCCTAATTTCGCGCCTCCATTTAAAAGACTTTCAACAATTTTTCCCATTGGAGTTGCAAGAATTTTTGCCCGACCAATAAAATTGTTGCCTTCTTTTTTGAGAGATGTAATCATATGTGATACGCGGTCTAAATTAACTGTTGGACCATCTGGATGACCCAGTTCACCAAGAGCGCGATTTTGTTTCACATATTCTTCGTTATAGCGATTCACTTCTCGTTCAAGAATGCGAGAAGGATAGATGCGGCGATTCTTGTTGGCAATTTCGGCTTGTAAGAAAATACCTTCGATGACGAAATGTTTTTCGCCTTTACTGTCTTCAGTTAAAACGTGTGTAACGTCGAGAACTTCTGTAATAAGTTTCATTAGCCTAATGCTCCTTGATCTTGGTGCTGCTGAGGACCATAGCCCGATACTTTGAGCATTTCAAGAATGATTGTGCCTTTACCATTTGAAAATTCAATAACAATATCTTCGTCATTCTCTTCATTATCAGCAAAACCTAGAAAGTCTAAATGACCCCAATTACACATATAAAAAATATCTGTTCCACCTCGTGTAATTTTAGCTGACGCGGCGGTATCTTCCATTGACCATGAAATAGATTTGATATTCACAACCGGAGACGTAGTTGATTCAGTGTCCTTCTTTAAGGTAGACGCTAAACCAATCGTGCCTTGTCCGGTTCCTCGAACTTTGACGACTCCGTGTGTTTGGGTAAGTTTAAGAACTGAAACAGTTGCAGCCATTTATGAACTCCGTTATTCTGTGTTGTCGTCAGTCGGTGCCATAGAGTTAAATAGTTCTGTGGCTTTATTTGCCTTCATAGTATCAATCATGTCAGAAATACGATCATCAATTAACGACTGAAATAGTTTTTCTGAGTCCGTTAAATTACCATCTTCAATATCGTCAATAATTGCAGCAATTGATTCTTTATCCATAATTAATCACCTTTCGCAGTTGGTTCATTGATGGGTAATGGTGGCTCTTTTGCCATCTGTTTTTCCATCTCTTTAATTTGATCTTCAGTTAACTTTAAAATTTCTTTCATAACATATTTCTTGCTATAAAATACACCCACATATTCTGCAACTTGACTCAGCAAATCGACTCGTGACTTTAATAATTCTTGGTCTTTAGTTTCTGCATAAAATAAGTCGGTTTTAAAATCATAGCGAATTTGTTCTTTTAATGTGGTCCAATCGTTTTCGGTAATAACATTCTTTAAAATTAAATGTGTTTTTAAAATGTCATCAAACAATAACCCAAAACGACGACGCAACTTTGAAACAAATTTGGCAAATTTGATTTCATCTCTATTTATTTCTGCGACTCGACCAAAATTAAAACCATTTGTTTCATTTTGAAACCGAGAGAGTGGAACATTCAAGGCTTGATATAATTTACGCTGGAAATATTCCACATCTGTAATTTCACCAAGATTCTGACCACCGGGTAACGTTTCAATTTGCGTTCCTTTTCCACCTTCACGGCGGGGCAACCAAAAATCTTCCAACA